CGGTTAGGTGCTGATCCTGAAAAACATGGTGCATTAGATTGTGTCTCTTTATCTAGGACAGTCTTAAAGTATTACGGAATTAAAAGCCCAGAACCGACTAGACAATGGTATCGACGTTTAAAGCAAAAAGATTATTCGATATTTAGAGAACAGCTAGAACTTTGGGGGATAAGAACAAAGACACTTAGACTAGGTACAGTGGGTCTATGCAAATCTAAAGCGGGTTATGGTCTTGCAGTTTATTGGGCAGAAGGATGGCTGAGCATTTGCGAAGACTCGGGGGCAAGATGGAGTCCCATCGAAGACCTTCAGGTAGTAGACAGTTATTACCCGCAGAAGCAGAATTTTGTGAAGTCCTTGGTATAACTGAGGAAGATTATTGGCAGTTTTGCAACTTAACCGAGTTGCAAGCTAAGAAGCGATCAAGTCACTATGACCATATACCGGATATAAGGAATGAGCCTACTGCGATCTTAACTCAGATAATTGTTTCGATCATCGTTGGGATTGTTGTTAATGCAATAACCCCAAAGCCGAAGGAACAAAAACCCGGACCATCATTAACAACAGAAGATAAAACAGGAAAGAGAAATCATAGCCCTCAAGTTGGCTTCGATTCAGTTCAAGATCTAGCCATTTTAGGCACAACCATACCCTTAGTTTTTGCGAATGATCTTCATAATGGGGTACGTGTTAATGCACAATTGGTTTGGTCACAAGCTTTAAGTTTAGGTACACAACAACAATTAAAGACCTTATTTCTTCTTAGCGCAGGACATCTAGGAGGTAGACCCGACTTTGCTGGATATGCGATTGGGGATTTGTTACTTAAGAACTATTCAAAAAAGAAATTAGCTGTTTATTTCAAGGACGGAGGAACAACACAGAACCGCATTGTGGCTACTGACAAATATACGGAGTCAGAGTTAGCGATACAGAAAGATCGTAACGGTGCATCTATGACAGATGTTTTTTCTGTTGATAATGATGCTCAAGTTGATGACAGACTTCTATTTTCAGGTGTTAGAAATCCATCAACAACCGTTGAATTTGGTAATTATTCACCGATGCCCAATTCGATGGCTTACTCCTTACCTTATGAATTAGTTCTTAAGCCGAACGATGCTTCTAATAAAGATGATATAACCCGTAAAAGATATAAAATTTCGACTTATTACCCTACTTATTCGGCAGTTCAGTCTAATCAAAATCCGGGGCAGGATGAGGTTAGAATGAACGCAAATGATATTGATTTATATAACACTCAAATAGTTAGGTATGCGATAGATGGACTCAACCCGTCTACTGGATTCTTTAATAATGTTCACGAAAACTACAAACCTTGGGGAACGGAGGATATAAAGGCAGCAACGGAATCTATTAGAGAGAATATTGATGATTCTATTCAGATAGGAGAACAATATCTTGTAGGTACCGCTTTAGGTGTATGTGAAGACCAACGTAACCAATTTAATGTCGATGATGTTTGGAATATAGGTGATAGTAAAAATTATTGGTTTAGAATTACTGACTACGGTAAGCTTGATTTCAGGCAAGGTTGGGGAGGTGGAAGAGGACCAAGTTCAGGGATGCATGGTCAAAATTACACCTATGACTTATTAACAATACAAAGAGCAGCTATAGGTAATGTTTCTAATAATAGAGACTGTAAGATAACTGAAATAGGACTTAAATCTACTGTATATAAAAAGGTTTCTGGTTTTCCTAATGTAAATAGTCATCCGGGTGCTTATGATTATACATCAGGTGAAGGTACTGTTAATCAGTACGAGAGAGACAATGGAAATATTCAATTAGGTCGCTTAGATAAATATTTAAGACGTTATAGTTTTTTCAGGTTAATGATTAAAGTAGGTAGCCATGATTGGCAGTACATCGACGGCGGTGTTCCTTTTTGTGTAGAAGGTAGATCACCACAACCTCAATATAATTTTATTCGTATTAATCATGATCTAGGTCAATTTGACTATAGATTTGTACCTTACCCCGGTAATGCAGTTAAGCGATATTTTTTATGGAATGGAGTAACGCCTAATCCTTGGCATTTAAGGTGTTTCAAGGGTGGGGGAGAAACTTTAACGGGATATTCTGTAACTGTAACTGGCATGAACCAACCTGTTCACGTCGTATTTAACGGTGTTAACGAACCACTTACGATGCACATGGCTTGTAATGACGAATGGTTTTTAGGTAGACCGCCTGACCCTACAGATCCTACGAGAAATGGAAATGTAAAAACTTTTGAACCAAGGGCATCTAATGGTGTAATTGATGAAGTCGGTAGTGAGGTTGACCATGGGTTTGATACCTCAGAAGATTACGACGGGAGGGATGATTACAACGGTTGGGCTTATTATAAAGATTTCGATTTTGAGAATCCTTCAATTGTCAATGGAACCGAGGGAGTTGGCTTAGTATTAAGACTGAGGGTTTATGCGCGTTCTAGACTAAATAGGAATGCTCCTTATCAAATATTTGTAATTAATCCCGGCTATGGCTATAAAGATGGAGAACTAATTAATTTACCGAGACAAGAATTTACTATAAACAGGTTCAATCAAGATGACGAAAATAAGGCTATTTTTCCCGCTAGACAGGTAGCTATTAGAATAAGAAACCCCGGGGAGGTAGCTACAGACCCGTGGCCGCGTAACGATGATCATAATCAAATCATTTTTGAAGGATCTAATTTTATTGTTGGAGGTGAAGGAAATGCTGGCCCAAACAGGAATTTAAACCCCTTTGATGCAATTGCAGACTTACCAAAGTACGAAGGGGAAAATAATAGTAACCAAAACGAACCTGAGCACGTTATTTCTTATGTGAATGAAATGCTATATAACGATGACATTGTTAATTATCAAAATCTAGGTCTTGTTGGTCTTCGCATAAGTAGTTCTAAGGAATGGACCACGTTTAGTCAAATATCGGCATACGTTAAGAAGGGAGTTAAAGTTGAACGATTAATCGATCACAACGGTAATACAACAACCGGTTTATTTGATTCGACAAATAATTTTGCTGAAATTGCTTATGGCTTATTAACCAACACAGATTGGGGTGTAGGTGAGTTGTTAGGTATTAGATCAGTCGATAAAGAGAACATGATTATAGCCGCTAAATTCTGTCGTGCTAATGGATTCGCATGGAGTGGAGTCATTAGTGACAAGCAAAATTTACGACAATTTATTTTTGAGCAAGCTGGTTATTGCTTACTAGACTTCTGTATTAATGGAGGTAAGTTCTCGCTTCTACCTGCCGTACCTTATAGAAGTGATTTCACGATTGACTATGCAGCTAAGCCAAATATCAGAGCCTTATTTACAGATGGAAATATCAAAGATTTGAAAGTTAGTTTCTTAACTCCAGAAGAAAGACAACCCTTCCAAGCCATAGCTACATACAGAAAAGAAAATAGTAATAAGTTTCCTGAAAAGAAATCAATAGGTTTAAGACTAAAGAATAGTGGAGGTGACAAGTTACCTAGAGAAACATTTGATCTCTCTACGTTTTGCACCAGTGAAGAACATGCAAAGACTTTTCTCAAACAAGCATTAAAAGTTCGCAAAGAAGTAGACCACGGGCTTACTTTTTCAACGACACCACAAGCGGCAATGCATTTAGCACCGGGTCAGTACTTCAGAATTTTCTCTGAAGTTACACATACCAGTCGCTTCTCGAATGGGATTATTACTGAAGGAGGTGTGATCCAAGCGCAGAAGGACATCAATAATGGGGATACTATTTTTTATTGGAGACCACCAACTGCCAATGGAGAAGTAGAAGATATTAGAGAAGGGTCGCTTGTTATTGAAAATGGTCTAGCTGCTGCGCCTTTTAGGGGATGTGTCTTTACTAAAGCTGTTACATCACAAACAGATCGTGTTTATAAAGTTGAGTCAATTTCCTACGGAGAAGAAGGATTAATTGAAGTGGCGGGAGTCCATGCACCCTTAACAGCAACCGGTAGTCTAGAAATTTTAAATTACACTGATAATGACTTTGAGGAGGCAGCCTGATGACTAACGCAAGAATTTTTCCATCTTTAAGAGCTAGTTCTCGTAGTTATTCTCCCGGCGAATACCCTCAGACTGTTTTTGAGGCTCTTAATGGCGCTAAAACCGTTTTACGTTATGGAAATAAGAGAGTTAATTCAAAGTTGAATCTTAAGTTTGAGAACATCTCAGACGCAGAGGCTAGACAAATTATTGTTTTCTATGAAGAGATTAATAGTGATTGGGATTATGTATCCTTTGGTGACTCTGATGCTTTAGTCGGAACGCAGGATAGTGTTTTAAAGGAATACTATAAAGAAGGTTCACCAAACGGGACAGCAACAGGGCTTCGATGGAGGTTTAGCGGTCCTCCAAGAGTCTCTAGTGTATTTCCGGGCGTTAGTACAGTTTCTTGTGAATTTGTAGGATGTCTTGATGGTGATTAGAATAAAACTCAACTTGGTTAAGTGAAATGGCAAACTTCTATTCAGGGCAGGACGGACAACTATTTATTAACGATGCTCAGGCAGCTAAAGTTAGTAACTGGAGCTTCTCTGCAACACAAGCTGTATTAGATACTGTCTCTTTAGGTGATACAGATCGAACATTAATCGCAGGACTTAGAACGGCAAGTGGTAGTTGTACCCTCTATTACTATCAAGAAACGGTGGGCGGACATACTGATACCGCAACTCTCATTAATGAAATTGTTAAAGGAGCACCCGGAACCGAAGGAGGTCGTTCCCAGACAGCAGATAACCAACAAGTTAAGTTCAAACTAAAGATTGATGATGGTTCTATCTCAGGAAGGTATATCGAATTTTATGCTTGGATTACTAATTTCTCTATGAATAACTCTGTCGGTTCTGTCTTGTCGTCGAATGTAAGTTTTGAAGTTAATGGGGCTGTCACTGGCCTTTCTATCTAATGGCTGTATATTTTGGTTCTACCGGTTTAGTAGAACTTAAACGAGATAGTTTTGAGGGTGCTTTAAGGACCACACTAAAACCTGACGATGTAACAACATCAAAGAAAAGGTTTTCGGTTGAGAACGCTGTAGATTCCATCATCACAGGCGATCAAATTGAGATTAGTAGCGTAGATAAAAGCAGCTTTGAACTAATCTCAGGCCATAATTACCCTGACTTGGTTCGATATGTTTATGTAGACGAGGTTGGCGGGATTAAACTTTATGACGAGTTTAATGACGCGCTTTCAGGCGACTTAGGTTCTGCTTTAACTCTCGTAGATACGTTTACTGCTTTAAATGTAGAGATAAGAACAAGGAACGTAGCTTATCGAAGCTTGGCAAAAATAAAGGACTACAACATCACAACGACAAGAGAGAACATTGATCTAAGTATCTTAGGAGAACAATATAGAAAGCAATTTGAGCAAGGTCGAATTAGTGGTCAAGGTGATCTGAATTGTTTGTGGGACTACAAGAGTGTTAATTGTGAGTTCAGTGATATACCTGAGTTTCCCCAATATCTAGCGCGTTTACTTTTACGGGTAAATCAAGGCTCTTCTTTTGATGGGAGATTTTTTATCTACTTCGAGTCTGTTGATTCAAGTAACAATGTTTGGTATGAATCCTCTTGTGTCATAACGAACGTAGCTATAACTGCCCCGGCTGATGGTTTAATTACAAGTCGGATTGAATTTGTAACCAACGGACCAGTTGTTTTAAGAAGCGGTACGCTTCCTTCTTACCTCCTACAAGAGGATAGCGACTACATATTGCAAGAGGATGGGAACAAGATCACGTTAGAAGACTAGACTGGTAATAATTGACCATGACTTAACTAGGGGGCAACTTTGGCAGACCTTAAGATTACTCAGTTACCAAGCCTAACTTCATTAGATGCGACTGACCCAATTCCTGTAGCGGATTTAAGTGCGACTGAAACGCGGAAGATAACAGCAAAGAATTTTGTTCAGCAAGGCGTTGCCTTTATAGACAACAATTCAATACCAGCCAATAAGATTACCTACCCGTTAACAGCGGCGCAGGTGGTCACGGCATCCCTAGCCGACTCGGCTGTAACAGCAGCGAAGATTGCTGCCGACGCAGTAGGAAGTTCTGCTATAGCTGCAAATGCAGTGGGGGCTAGTGAATTAGCCGATGCGTCTGTGGATACTGATGCGCTCCAAGACGCATCCGTGACATCGGCAAAAATTGGAAGTGATGTAATTGTCGCCGGGAACATAGCAGCAAACGCTATTGGAAGTTCAGAATTAGCTGACTTAAGTGTGGATGCGGCAGCCCTACAAAGTAACAGCGTATTAACCAGTAAAATAAATGCTTTAGCCGTAACAAATGCTAAATTAGCAGGGAGTATTACAGGGGATAAGTTAACAGATTCAACAATAACTTCGACTCAGTTAGCGACAAATAGCGTCACAAGTGTTGAGCTTGGTGACGCATCTGTGGATACCGCTGCTGTCGTAGATTCTGCAATCACGGATGCCAAGGTTGCTAGTGGTATCAGTGGTTCTAAAATAACTGATGATACACTTACTGCGGCTAAAATCCCAACGTCAGCATTAGATAGAGGCTTAAGTCGTGTTGGTACAGCTATTGGTATTACTAATGCTGTGTCGGGTGGAGCCTCTACAAGATCAGGAATAAGCTATGACAATCAGGGTTTAATAACTGCGACGCAAGCTTTAGCAGCAGCAGATTTACCTTTAAGTTCAGCTAGTGCAGTAGGTGGTGTATCTGTTCCTAGTGCAGGTGGTTTAGCTGTTGATAATTTGGGAGCGATATCAATCAATAACACAATTGCCGCCGCGACAGTAAATGGAATTACATATTCAGCTAAGGGAATAATCACATCTACTACGGCGTTAGTAAGTTCTGATTTACCTGTGGCGACGGCAACAGCGATAGGTGCTATATCAGTACCTTCGGGCAGCAGTCCATTACAAGTAGACGGGGCAGGTGTTTTATCCTTATCAACTAGCGGTGTTACTGCTGGTACTCATGCAAAAGTTACAGTTTCATCGACTGGAATAGTTACAGCAGGTTCAACTTTAACGGTGGCAGATATACCAGCTCTTGATGCTACGAAGATTGTATCAGGAACATTCGGTTCAGCTCAGATCGCATCAAGCTCTATCCAGATGGGTAAGCTTGCTGATGAGAGTCTTGGCTTTATACAAGAGGCGCAACCTGATATAACCAACCTGCCAAAGGGTGTGTTCTGGTTACAGGAGAGTACATCAGAGTACAAGATTTTTAACGGTAACAGTTGGTATAGCGTCGGTTTAAGCGGTACAACAGGCGACAACTTGAGGTTTTCGGGAACTGTTAATGCAAGTAATGGTCAAATCGTTTCGCTTACAGAATTTGGTACTTCAGGAGGTTTTACAGTTGGTTCTCAAATTAACGCGGCTAATGCTGGATTAGTCGGTGCTTACTTCCTAGTTGTTACCGCCGGTTCTTCTATAAATGTTGTTTCAGGATCTAGTTTTGATGTAGGTGACTGGGCTTTATGCTCCAAGGATGATACTTGGATTCGCGTTGACCTTGCAGGTAGTGGTGGAGGAAGTGGTGCAACAAGTTTAGATGGGTTATCTGATGTATCTATTACAAGTGCAGCAACAGGAAACTTGATTCAGTATCAGTCAGGAGGAAATTGGACTAACGTATCACTCATTTCAGGTGGAACGTACTAACTTAAGTAGACTGTATTTATCTAGTTAGGTTGGTCTTTAAAAGTTATGGCTGTAAACATCCAATTAAAGTATTCAAGCACTGAAAACTCAGCACCCTCCGCATCAGATTTTTCGGATGTTGGGATACTAGCGATCAATGCTCATGCGAATAGTCCGGCTATCTACATGAAAGATAGTGGTGGGTCTGTCGTAAAGATGGCAGGGGTAGGCTCTATTACAACTCCCGCTGCTAGTGATTCAGTCGCAGGTATATCTGAATATGCGACTAACGCAGAGACAACAACCGGTACAGCAACGGATCGCTCTGTTACTCCCGCAGGTTTAGCCGCTGTTACTTCAGCAGAGAGAACAACAAGTAATACTAATTATCTGGCGAAGTCAGGAGGCACACTTACAGGAGTGTTAGCAGCAACAGCAGGTACAGCAGCAGCCCCATCAATTCATTTTTCCGACACTGATTCGGGTATCTATGGAGGTACAAATACAGTTGCCTTAACCTCGGCAGGGGCAGCAACTTTAACTTCTTTATCGACAGGTTATATCCAAGTTGCAAATCGTTTAGGTATTGGTATAGCCCCCGATATTGCTTTACAAATTAAAGGTGCGGGGGAATTGGTACGCTTTTCTGATGCTAACGATGCGGGTTATTTAAGTGCGCTAACTCATACTGATGGACAGTTTGTTATTAGTGCTGATTTAACGAATACAGCGAGTAACTCAGAAGTCCGTTTCCAAGTTGATGGCTCAGATGCAGGGCGTTTTGACGCAGGGCAAAGATTATTACTCGGACCTACAGCAGCTAGAACACTTTACCAGTCTCAAAATAGTAAGTTACAGATAGAAGGAACGGATATCTCAACAAGTAGTCTATCTATTCTAACTAATCAAAATAATACAAATCCTGCGATACTTACACTTGGTAAGACAAGAGGAACAGCGGTTGGAGCTACCACAACAGTTCAGCAGAATGATGAATTAGGACAACTTCTCTTTCAGGGTTCGGATGGAACTAACCTATTAATAGGAGCGAAGATCGCAGCCCTTGTTGACGGTGAACCCGGCACAGGCGCAGATACTTCAGATATGCCGGGAAGACTGGCTTTTTACACAACTCCAGACGGTAGCGACACACCTGCGGAGAGGATAACCATAAAAAATAGCGGAGTTGTAGGAATCAATAATACAAACCCCATTTATACCTTAGATATCGGAGGTCATACTAAAGCTTGGACATATGAGGCAACTACCAGTATTCAAGCCCCGATGATTGAGATTGATGCTTCTACTTTTGGGTATATTGATTTCAAAGATGGATCAACTGGAACTGAAGATTACGACGTTCGCATAAAACAAGGTACTTCCAATGGTCTTGATATTGATGTAGGTGGTCATGGTAATACAATTATTCGCGGTTTGACTATTGATGGAGATGGTTCAGTTAGTGCTGGTGGTACGGTAGCTGAGTCAAACAGGTCTGCTTCTCATGGCGCTGTAAACGCTACGGGTTTCTCATCAAGAACAGGTGCAGGCGGTGGTTTCACAGGTAATTTATTTAATATTGCGTGGGTTAGTAATACTACTCCGAAACTTTATATAGATAACACTGATCTTGGAACTATTTCAGTAACATCTGATTACCGAGTAAAGCAAAATGTAGAGAGTCAGACTGCATCAGGTATTGATCGCGTTAAGAACCTAAGACCTGTTACCTATGACTTTGCTGATTACGGCACTTTATTCAAAGCTGATGGAGTAACAAGAGAAGGATTTATCGCGCATGAAGTAGCCGAGGTCATTCCTAGTGGCTGTGAAGGCGAGAAAGATAAAGAAGATTCACTTCAAAGCTTAAGAATAGATGCTATTGTTTCTGTCCTAACAAAAGCAGTGCAAGAGTTAGCGGTTAAAGTCGAGGCATTAGAAGCGAAATAGCATATACTTATTTAAGTTAAAACAACTCAAATGGATCTACAGGGTCGCCTCGACGTAAGAAAAGCAGAATTAAAAGCAATTCAGCAAGATTTTGAGACTAAAAAGTTAGAGATGACGGCTATTGAAGATCAGTACAAGCTAAAGTTAGGTTCAATACAAGAGTTAGAGTCACAATTAAAAGAGGAGACACCGGCTTGTGAAGTGAGCTAATATAAACCCAACTTGGTTAAGTCGGGATGGCAATCGAACCGGGAACTTATAACATGAGGATTCAGCGACGATCAGATCATGCTGTTGACTTTGAATTGAAACATAACGGAACTGCGATTGACTTAACGGGTTATACTGTTGCCTCTCAAGTATGGGATGCGTCTCGTACCAGTAAGGCTGCGGACGTGACCATTACTGTGACTAACACAACAGGTGGTTTATTTACTTGGAAAGTAACAGATACCCAGACGACGACTTTTACAGCTAATGCTTATAACTACGATATTCTCCTAACTGACCCCGGTGGTTCTAAACAATATTGGGTCGAAGGAGAAATTTTCATGTCGGAGGGATATACGGGAACATGACTGCAGTAAATGTAAGTACGAATAAAAATGTAATCACCGTTAAAGAGGGTGATTCAACCGTAGTCACAGTATCTACGGCCGGACCTCAAGGCCCAGCGGCGGAGGGTTTTGACATAGATAGCTCCGCTAAAGTAGATAAAAGTGTCGTTTACTACGACTCGTCTGCTGGTCAGTTTAAGGCTGACAATCTTCAAACAATTCTCACCCTTACTGACGGAGGTAACTTTTAATGGCTAACACAATTCGGATCAAAAGATCAACTGGATCTTCAGCACCTTCAAGTCTTGCAAATGCTGAATTAGCATACGCTGAAGGCTCAAATATTCTTTATTACGGAACAGGTACTGGGGGTGCGGGAGGTTCCGCAACATCTATTGAAGCTGTTGGTGGAGATGGAGCGTTCTTTGATAAGACAACAAGTCAAACAGCTAATTATGTACTTGCCGCACCAGATGGCAGTGCAGGTGCAGCTACATATCGCGCTCTTGCAGTCGGAGATATACCAACTTTAACGGCATCAAAAGTTAGTGATTTTGATACACAGGTAAGGACAAATAGACTTGATCAGCTAACTGCCCCGTCTGCCTCTGTATCTCTGAATAGTCAGAAGATTACAAACCTAGCTAGTCCGGTCGCTTCAACTGATGCAGCCTCAAAACAATATGTCGATAATAATTCGCAGGGACTTGATGTAAAAGCCTCAGTAAGAGTTGCTACTACTTCCAACGGTACACTTGCTTCTGCTTTTGCTAATGGGCAAACAGTTGATGGAGTAACCCTTGCAACAAATGATCGAATATTGCTTAAAGACCAGTCAACCGGGACGGAAAATGGGATTTACGTTGTTGCAGCAAGCGGCGCACCAACAAGAGCCGATGATTACGCGGCGGGTGCAGGTGTAGCTTCTAGTTTCTGTTTCGTTGAAGCGGGTACAACTAACGCAGATAGCGGTTGGACTTGTACTAATAATAAATCAAGTGATGTAGTGGGATCTGATGCTCTTACTTATGCCCAGTTCTCAGGTGCGGGACAGATACAGGCGGGAAATGGTATTGAAAAATCAGGCAATACAATATCGGCTGATTTGAAGGCAAACGGCGGCGTTGTTATTGAATCAGGAGAGATAGCGATTGATCTCTCAGCTTCCAGCATTACTGGAACACTCGGACTTTCTGATGGTGGGACAGGAGCGACAACAGCAGCAGGTGTTAGAACTGCGCTTTCTTTAGTTGTCGGTACAGATATTCAGGCTTATGACGCACAGTTAGCAGATGTAGCTGGCTTAGCTGTAACTGATGGTGGTTTTATTGTTGGTAATGGTTCTAATTTTGTCTTAGAAACAGGAGCAACAGCACGTACCAGTCTAGGAATACCAGATATGGAAATAGATGGAGGTACTTTCTGATTTATG